TTTTACTATTACAGTCAATGAGATTGGAGAATCCTTAATTATATTATTACCAAAAGATGATGGTACTCCTAGTGGAGAAATAGTTGTAGCAACTGCTGTAGGAGAAGTTATTCTTAACAAACCCTATCAGGCTACTACAGTTTCTATGTTTGAAACAGAACCTACCAAACCAGTTATATTAGATTTAACTTTAGAGTTAATTGATAATATGTTAATTGTTAATCCACCGAAGGAGAAAATAAATGTACAGGGAGAAAATGGAACTAGCGTTTCTAGTGTGCTTGATGCTAACTTCCTTGATTTTGATGATTTAGATATAGACTATCTTGCAGAAGATGAATTAGAGTTTACTGAATTAGATATAAATTATTTAGATGTAAACTTTCTTGAAGACTTACTAGATATAATTCAAGATGTAAATGAGTTAGACCAAACAGAAACTTTATTAAAAGCTGACCTAGATTTAAAAGGAACGAGTATGGGATTTGATTCTAATACCCAAGTTAATACTTTTGCTACAGATAATATTATAACATTCTTAAAATCATTAGAAGATACAGTCAGGTTAGATTTAGATAAGAGTGGTTCTTATACTGTTATCCTAGTTCAAAATGGAAAGAGTACACAAATTATAGTAAATGGTGGAAGTTCTTCAACAATCACTATAAAACAGGGCAATTAGAGAAAATCGACATCACCAAATGCTCTGTGTTAAACAATCAGCACATAAGTAATACCTTGGCTTCAAAAACATCTATTATTCAACTACGGGCTTCTCTGTGGCTCTGAGAGGATTTTACTTATTTGATGGAAAATATACTGTAATTTTTTCTGATTTACCTTTAACAGAGATATTATCTACTAATTCATAGTTAAATACATCTCCTGCTAATTCTTTAGTGTACTCTGATATGATTATCTTCCATTGTTTATAATCATTTCTACCGGCAGTAGCTTCTAATCTAGCTGATAAGTTTACAGCATCTCCAACAACAGAGTAATCAAACCTTGTTTCGCTTCCCATGTTACCAACAATACAAGTTCCAGAGTTGACACCAGTTCCTACATTGATTGGTGGTAAATCTAAACCTTGTTCTTTAAATTGTTTATTAAGTTCTGTAGTGGCTTGTTCTATTTCTATTGCAGATTTAATTGCTAACTCTGCATGATTCTCACAAGGAAGAGGAGCATTCCAAAATGCCATGATGCAATCGCCCATATACTTGTCAATTGTTCCACCATTAGCTAGTATAATCTTTGTCATCTTATCAAGATAAGTATTTATAAGTTCTACTAAACCTTCAGGGTCATCATTGTTTTTAAATACTTCTGATACAGGAGTAAAGCCCATGATGTCAGTAAACAAGAATGTCATTTCTTTTCTTTCTCCACCTAACTTTAAAAGCTCTGGATTTTTTTGTAGTATAGCTACCATATCAGGAGAAAGGTAAGTACCGAACTGTTTCTTTATTTGTTGTCTTAATTTAAATTGTGTTCTAAAGTTTAAATAGAACTGTTGTAAAGATAAAAGTGTCATACATGTCATACTCCATGTGACATCTATAAGATAACCAATAGATATAAAATAATATCCTAGAGAAGCTACAGAAACCATTGAAGCTCCAGCTAATACTAAACCTAATGTTATACCAAAGTAACTTACTACAAAGGCTATGAGAAGACCTGACACACACAATATAAGTAGTTCAACAAACAATCTATAGTCAGGTATGAACGGAGAGTCAATCAAAATACTTTCTGCAAGGGCAGTCTGTATCTTATGTGGTTCTAATAGCCCATTTGGTGTAGCTAATTGTGGCATAACACCTGCTGCAGTAACACCTACGAATACAAACTTACCTGCGACATTCATTTCAGATAGTGTAGTTTGTGGTGTATCAACCCAGCTAATCCATTTACGACCAAGACTATCTGTAGTTATAGGATTAAGACCACGAACTCTTATTTTTTCTATCCCATTATCATTTGTTTTTATTTGATAAGTTTTACCACCTACTAATACTTTTAAAACTTCAGTACCAAAAGAAGCTACCCAACCGTCAGGAGTTTGTTGTAGTAATGGTAATCTTCTTACAAGATTGTCAACATCTACCGGTGCAGAGACAGCACCTTGAGCTGCAACTTCTTGAAGCTCTGTTATGTTTTGTAAAAAACCTGTAGCTTTAGGTAAATTTACATCTGGTCCAAGAATAACAGTACCATGTGTTTTAGGATATATACCATTGTCAAACTCTGGCATAGCTAATACACTTGGAGCATAAGATAAAGACTGCTTAAACATACTATCTCCACCAAACCTATCAGGTTGAGGAAATAATATAACCCAACCCACACCTAATGCACCTTTATTAAGTAAATCTATTTGTATTTGTGCTAGTTGTTGTCTAGGAAAAGGGTAGCCACCTCTTTTTTCTACATCTTTTTCTGTAATATTTAAAATTACAAAGTTACCAGAAGGCTCTGGAGTTTCTACAAAGGCATCAAAAGTTTTTAACCTCATTATTTCTAATGGGGTAAAATTAAATATTAAAGGTATAGTTAATAATGCAAGTAATAAACTAGCCCACTTCATAAAGAATTTATTTCTCTTTCAAAATATTTATGTAAATTTAATTTTTCTTTTCCTTTCTTTAATAAACTTTTATAGAAAGCTCTTTCATCTATATTAAAAATATTATCTACTTCTTCTTCTGGAAGCATACTAAATTCTGTTACAATTTTATTGTCTTTAGTTAATAATATTTTAAAACTTACTAAGTTAGCTTCTTTTTTATTGCTCATGTTATATACTCTATTAATAAATTTCTAATTAAAAAGACAAGACCAACAGCATTTAAAATAATTAAAGCTCTATCTTTCCATAACATTCCAACACCTAACCAACCAGATACTCCTATTATAGATAATACTAAATCATACATTTGCATACCTTCAATACCTCTTAAAGACATTGCAGTTACAATTATAAAACTAGATATCCACTTTACATACCAAGCAGTATCTCTTACATTTTCTTTTCTACTCATTCAAATCACTAAAGGTTATGTTGTCTTGTCTACCTCTTAAACCTGCTTTCATATATGTTGTTGCTCTACCTTCAAAAAAGTTTTGATGTTCAACACCCATGACTTCATCAATCCAACCAAGAGGATTTTCTTTTTGATTGTAATTAGTTTTAAGTCCAAGTTGTAATAATCTTCTATCAGCTATATATCTATTGTAAGCATACATATCTTTTTTAGTTAGTCCTTGTAAGTCTCCCATTTCAAATACTAAATCTAAAAATTTATCTTCAAGTTTGACCATTTCTCTGCATATTTGATATAGTTCTTTCTTAAAATCATCTGTCCATATGTCTAAGTTTTCTTGTATGAACTCTCTAAACAATTTAGTCATTGCTTCTACATGCATTGATTCATCACGAATAGAATAAGTAACTATCTGACCCATGCCTTTCATTTTACCAAACCTTGGAAAGTTTAACAAGATTGCAAAGCTACTGAACAACTGTAATCCTTCTGTAAAAGCTGAGTAGACTGCTAAAGTTTTAGCTATAGTTTCTTTCTTAGCTTTACTAGGTTTAAAGTTACCCACATAATCATGCTTGTCTGCCATTTCTTCGTAGTCAGAAAATGCTTTGTATTCTATTTCTGGCATACCAACAGTATCAAGTAGTAAACTGTAAGCGTGTTGATGTATAGATTCCATGTTAGCAAAAGATGACATCATCATTCTTGCTTCTGGTTTTTTAAATATAGGCATATATTTATCTATATAACCTGATGCTACATCTACATCTGATTGTGTAAACAATCTAAATATTTGTGTAAGTAAATTCTTTTCTTTGTCTGTTAAATCTTGCCAGTCTTTTACATCTGTATGTAGTGGCACAGACTCAGGCATCCAATGCATTTGATTTTGTAATACATAGTAATCAAACATCCATGGATATTCAAATGGTTTATAATAATCTCTATTGCCCAACAAACTCATGTCTACTCTCCCTTAATGCTTTTAAATGTTCTGTTGCTTCTACATATTTTTCAAATAATTTAGCTACTGTATCTACTGTATTAGGATGGTCAGCCACCCCAACTCCTTCTAAAAAATACATTTGAATATTACATAAAGCTTCTTGTTGTTTTGCTTTATATCTATTGTACAAAGCATCATATAAAATTTCTACTTTCATGTTACCCCTCACAGGCTATACATTCCACATCATCTAACTTGATTCTTGGAACTTTAATGTTTACATTTTCTACATTTCTAGCTGCGTTAGACCTAAAATAGTAGAGTGATTTTAATTTATTCATACCATACCAATGAACATCATTTACATACTGCATATAATCATCATGTATATCTTGTCCTTCTGTTGCTTTTGGTAAAGTAAAAAATAAATTTACAGATTGTGCTTGACATATAAACTGTTGTCGTTGATATGCATGTTCTACAATCCATATTTGATTTATTTCATTTGCTGTTTTAAATATTTCTTTTTCTTCATCAGTAAGTATATCTAAGTGTTGAACTGAACCGTCTTTACCTGCTATATCTTTCCATATGTTTTCTAATTCTTTAACTTTTAAACCTTTAGACTTTAAAATCTTTTCAAGAAATTTGTTTTTAACTTGGTAACTCCCTGATAAAGTTTTGTGGGTATAGCAATTAGCCCTATAAGGCTCAATACTAGGGGAAGTGCCACTACATATAATGCCACTACTAGCGTTAGGAGCAACAGCAAGGAGATTAGCATTTCGCTTACCCGAACCATGGATGTCAGGAGCTTCGCCCCTTTCTTTAGCCAACTCTTTAGTTGCTGCCACAGCTCTTGCTTTAATAAAGGTGAATGCTTTATGATTAAAACCAGTTGCGAATATACCTTCAAAAGGTATTCCCCTAGACTGTAAATAAGCGTGAAAGCCCATCGCACCCAAGCCGAGACTCCTTTCTCTATATGCCGAATAGGCAGATTTAGTATATCCATCTTTGCCTTCTCTAACATATTTTTGAAAGCGTTTAAAATTTGCATTATATCCTCCTAACTGTGATGTATCTATTGCATTTTCTATGTAATGCTCTATGACATTGTCAAGCATTGTTATTAAATCTGATATAAAGTTATCATCTTTTGACCATTTATCAAAGTGTTCTAAATTAACTGAAGACAAACAACATACTGCAGTTCTTTCTTCATCAGTCGGCAGAGTTATTTCGGAACATAAATTACTTTGTCTTATTTTTAATCCTAATTCTTTTTGTTGTTTAGGTAATTTTTTATTACATGTATCTATATTTATCATGTAAGGTTCGCCTGTCTCTGCTCTAGCATGTATAATCTGCCACCATAAATCTCTAGCATTGATAACCTTTACAGCTTCATTAGTTTTAGGGTCAATCAATCTCCAGTCTTCATCATTTTTTATTGCATCTAAAAATGCATTTGTTATATTAATACCATTGTGTAAATTAAGACATTTACGATTAATATCTCCACCAGATTCTTTACGCATATTTATAAACTCTTCAATCTCTGGATGACTTACATCCATGTATGCTGCATAACTTCCTCGTCTTGTAGTGCCTTGATTAAAGGCTAACATCTGAGAATCTACAACATGCATGAATGGAATTGAACCAGTAGAACGACTGCCATGAGTAGTAGAAATACCGTTGCTCCTAATATCGCCCCAATATCCACCAATGCCTCCACCTGAACTTGCCAACCAAATGTTTTCATCGTAGTGATTAGATAAACCGTGGCGACTGTCAGGAACATAATTAAGGAAACAAGAGATAGGTAACCCACGACTCGTTCCCCCGTTACTAAGAATAGGAGTGCTAAACATGAACCAACGAGAGGAACTGTAGTTGTAAAGTCTTTGAGCCAGTTCAAAATCTGTCTCCCCTTTGAAAGTAGCCCCGAAGACCGAGGCTCTTGCGAATGCTTCTTGTGCATGTGTTTCTCCTTCCCAAAAATATCTATCTTTGAGTGTATCTAGACTAAACTTATCAAACTCTTTTTCTTTATCGTAGTCTATTTCAATTCCTAAGTAAGGCTTAGTTCCTATTTTATCATCAACCATTGTTGTCCTCTAAATGTAATGCTATCATTGCATAATGTATTATCTTAAGTAATTCTATTGATTTATTATCTTTTTTACCATATCTCATAGCATACTTCATAATATTACCTATAGCAAAACCTTCTCCATGTCCTGAATCTATTACCATATCAGTAGCTTGATATCTACCATTAGCGTAATGTTGTTTGTATGTTTTATCAATATAAACTTTAATTAATTTTAAAGTTTTGTCTTCATCAAATTTATATTTCATTGTACTTTATTAATTATATATTCTTAAACTTCTACTGTCAAGTTCTAATTGTAAAACAATAGATAATTCTGCTAATAATTCATCAGGTATCGTATCAATACTTTCACTTGGTTGTTTAAGTAAAGAACCTAATTCTATTAATGCTATTTGTAATGCTTTTTTTGCTTCTTCTAATTCATTCATGTTAAATCCTTTAATGTAATTTCTTTTAATTGTTTTGTTTTTGTTAATCTTTTAATTTTTTTACTTATCCATTTCAAAGAAAATGCAGACAACATTAACTTTCTGTTTGCAAAAACATGAGTTTGTTGTGGCATTAATTTATATGCATCTTGAACTGTTAATTTTTTAGCCTCTTCTGGTGGCACTAAAGTTTTTATCCATTCAACTAAAATAAATAAAGATTTGTTTCTTATTTGCTTTGCTTTTTTTCCATTCATAATATTGTTGAGTCATAATTTTTAACAAGCTTCCAATAATTTAGTAGACTGTTAAACATTTCTTTGTGTTTATAATGTGATTCTGTTTCCCAAACATGAGTTAAAACTAAACTTGTGTCTGCTCTATCTACGAAGATAGATATTCTTTCTGGGTCTTCAATGTTACAACCTTGGGCGTATGCTGAAAGTTGCATTCCATGTTCATCATAAACTAATTTAGCAGGGTCTTTGTCCTTTAAATTATCTTTTGTTTTAAAGTCTATAAATATTCCTGAATTAGAATATAAATCTATCTTACCACCATACCCTTCATCAGCACAAAAAGAAGCTTCTGCTATCCATGTTTCATCAGGATAATTTTTATCTAACCAATCTTTAATAACTTTGTAAGGTTTTGTTTTAGTTCCACCTAGAAATCCTTTTTCTATTTGTGCGTGTATTTTTGTTCCTTTCTTAGCAGCTTTCATACCTACTTCTCTACCTGCATACTTACATTTGTTTATGTAGTCAGGGTCATCTTTATCTAAATTTAAAGATGCTTCTAATGCCTGTGTAATTTTCCAATTTTCTAAAGAAGGTTTAGCTGCTATACCTATAATAGTAGTAACAGAAGGAACAAGACCTATACTTTTAGCATCTCTTAAAGTAGTATTTCTTTCTTTACCGTTAGCACCTATGATAGTATACATAGGCTCTCCGTCATGGTCATACCAATGACCTGCTTCTGATTTGTAATTACTTTTTATTGTCATCTTCTAAATCCTCAAATGTTTTATACACATCTGATGTAAATAATTTTTGTATATTAACTAGCCACATACGACTTGCTTTATGGTCTCCACCACTAACAGATTTTTTAAAGTCTAATTTATCTATTAGTTGTTTTAACTTTGGCACATCAAAAATAAAAGTACAAAATATATTATCTCCAATACAAAGATTATGAAACCAATAGTCTGCTTCTGTTGTTATGATACCAGAAGGTTTACCATATGATTCGTATTCAATACATATGTTACCAGTCTTCATCCACATACCTCTTTCAGATTTAACTTCTATCTTTTTATCAGTCATCATATCTGCTATTTTGTCTTCCCTTATTTTACCATACTGTAAATCTATGTCAAACTTTTTCCTATCTTTTTTAATGGGTCTCACTCCAATTACCTCCTATTTTATATTCGCCTGTTAATGGACATCTCATATTAAAATGAAGTCCTGCATTTCTAATACTTGAAACACCTAATCTGCCTACACAATCTGCTTGTGATTCTTTAACTTGTAACTGCCATTCATCATGAATATTTGCTACAAACTTAGCATCAAAAGTATTTAAGTTTATTAAATCTTGTAATATACACATAGCTTTTTTCATTACTATTGCTCCTCCTCCTTGTAATAAAGTATTTAAAGAAGCATGTCTATGTCTTACATATATCTTTCTTCCGTCTAGTCCTTTTAAATAGTCTTTTTTAGCTGCTCTTTCAACTCGTTGTTTAAGAGACTTAAGTGCTGGTAAACTACTAAGAAAGCGTTCTCGCAACTTTCTACCTGTTTGTTTGTTTCCACTAATAATTTTTCCAATTTTTTCATCTCCTGCTCCGTATATGAGGGCATAGATGAAAGTCTTTGCCTCATCTCTTGATTTAAGTCCAGCAAATTTTTGGTTAGTTGTGTGAATATCTCCGTTGATAATTTCATTTATATACTCCTTGTCAGCCATATAGTGTGCTAACATTCTTAATTCTAATCCACTTGCATCTATACCTACAAGTTTATATCCTTCTGGCACAGTCCAACAAGCTCTACATTCTGGACCATAAGGACTATAGACAGCAGGAACTTGTGCCATATTAGGATTTCTATGTGTCATCCTACCAGTAATTGCACCAGTAGAAATAATACTGCCATGAACTTTATTGTCTTCATGACAAGCATCTATCCATGATTCTACTTGTGCTGCTCTTTTTTGTAATAAAAGATATTCAGATATTAATTGAGCTTCGTGAATATGAGTTATCTTATTTAGTGTTCCTTCATCTACTATTGGTTGTCCAGTCGGTGTAAATCTATTAGGTTTCCAACCAAAATCTTTTAAGTAATCTCCTATCTGCTGTCTTGAACCTAAATTAAATTCTTTAAGTTCTTTTCTCATAAAAGGAGTAGTATCATTTGTAAATACTCTTTCTTCATATTCTATATTAGTAAGTCCTGACTTAGAAAGTTTACCGTCTTTTTTTAATTTAGGTATAACTTCTTTTACATCTACCCATTTAGGTTTAAATGTAGCATGAACTTCATCTTCTACTTCTGCCTTTCTTTTATTTAAAGAACTTAATAATAACATTGCATTCTTTTCATCAAACACAAAACCATTTTCATACTGTTGTTGTAGTATTCTACATACTTGATGTTCTAATTCAACACACTCTTTAGAAAAACCTACGCTTTCTTTTCGTAAGTGATTTAAAACTAATTTATTTAATTTAACATCTCGTAAACAATAGTCTAACATCTTATCAGAATAACAATCAAACTCAGGTTGTTCAGCTTTGTGATAATTTAATTTGTAACCCCACTTTTCTAAACTATGTCCTCCTTCTCTTGTTGGATGAAATAATCTAGATAAAGTTAAAGTGTCTAGTATTTTTGTATGTTGGTATAAATCAACACCAGTTAATTTTTTAATTACAGGGACATCAAACCCAATAATATTATGTCCTATTATTACATCTGCTGACTTTAATAACTCTATACCTTTATCAATTTCATCTTGTTTAAATGAGTAAGAGTTATCATCTTCATCAACAGCTACCATACACCAGATGTTTTTACTATCTTGATAAAGTCCGTCTGTTTCAATATCAAATACTAACTTCATTATTTTTTACCTCAAATTCTGACACATCATCCTCGGATAATCTACCTGTGTCTTTATCATAAACTAATGAACTTGCCATGCCTACATCCCCTGTGTATCTAGATTTTAACACACGAAGTTTAGTTGTTCTAGCTTCTAATTCATCTTCTGATTGTTGATTTCTTTCTAATGCTATCACACAATCACTTAATTGTCCAATACTATTTGACCCACGAAGATGTGAGAGAGAAACTTCTACACCATTCTCATGTCCTTTATTTCCGTCAACTCTTCTTAAATGTGATACAAGTATTAATCCTGCTCCTGTTTCTTCAACCAAGCTACGAAGTCTAGTCATGATAGAATCAATAGCTCTTCGTTCATCTCCCTCATGGACAGCACTAACAAGCATATGTAAATGGTCTACCACAACCCACTTACAATCGCAACCAACTATAAGATATCTAAGCTTTGCAAAGATATCATCTATCTCATTAGTGCCAAAGTGTGCATGAATGAATACTCTATCCTCTTCAAATACTTTATCAAACATTTGCATGATAGTATCTTTGTCAAACTTTTCTCTTTCTTGGTCAATGTATAATCTTGCATTTGCTTCAATGGAAAGTATTCCGTCTACTGTTCTTTTCCAATCTTCTTCTAATGCAATTACACCTACATTGTCTTGTGTTTGATTGATAAGCCAATGCTCTAACTCTCTAGTGACACTAGACTTACCTAGTCCTGTGCCACCAGTAAGAGTTACAAGCTCCCCTTGTCTTAAACCATATAACTTTTTGTTTAATCCTTCCCAAGGAAAAGGTATACTTTCTTTCTTCTTTCTATTTAAATAAGATTCTTTTTTATCAGATACTTGTATGATACCACTAGGAGTATATACTTTAGCATCCCACCAAGCTCTAGTAAACTCTGAATGTTTACCTTGTTTAAGCATATCATTAGAATCTTTATACCCATTTGGTAGTGTTACTATCTTTGCTTTTCCGGGTTTTAAAATGGTAGCTACTTTTTGTGCAGCTTCTTGTCCTTGCTTGTCTTTATCAAAACATAAAACAACATTGTCAAAACTTTCTACATATTCTAAACTTTCTTTTACATCTTTAACTGCAGAAGCAGCTCCTCTTTTAATTGATACAACTGCCCACTTACTTCCTAAAAGTTCGTAGGCAGCCATTGCATCACATTCCCCTTCGACAATAGTTAAATACTTACCACCTTCTTTAAATAAATTTTGTCCGAATAATCCTGTGCCAGATAATGTGCCATTGAATGAAAATCTTTTATCTTTTATATATCTAGTTTTTGTAGCACAATGCTCATTGTTAATATAGAAAGGATATAAATGTTGTGCTAACTGACCTGCTGAATCATAGACAACTTTAACTCCAAACTTTTCTGCTGTTTCTTTTGAGATACCTCTATCTGTTAGTTTAGCAAACATACCTCCATGAACATTTACATTTTCTTTTTTATAGTTTTCCATTGCTGTTACATTACCCTCATAGTTTGAATAGAAATGATTACAACTAAAACATTTAGCTGAACCGTCTTTGTTTACTGATACTGCATCACTACTGCCACATTGTTTACAAGGCAAGTGATATTTTACAAATGTGTTTTGCATAATTTACCCTCGTTAAATTAAAATGGAGAGGCGTTGTTCATATGACATCTAAGCCGATACTATGTATGGACTACTGTGCCAAACAGGATTTTAGCTTTATCAATAAGGGTTAAATCTAACCCCAGCATCTTTAATAGTTATCCTCTTTTCCACTAACCTCTCACTTGGAGATACGAATTAGTCTTTTGAATCTGTTGGTCCACCGTCTTCCGTTGGTGTTTCAACTATATCCTCTACGACTTCTTCTTCTTCTTTACTCTCTACCAGAGATTCAGGACAATCCTTTAAGAGGGCTTCTAGATTTGCCCTGTGTTGAGAACTGGTAAAGTTTAAAGCTTCTAACAAAACTTCAAGTTGACCTACTTTATTTATAATAACAGTAGCTTGAGTTTTTATATTATCATCTTTAACTTTTGAAACATCATAACTTGATGTTCCATTTTCATTATTAATTGTTACAATCAAAATTCTTCTCCTCCGTCAATAGATTCAAACTCATCTCCGTCTCCAGATTTATAAGGTATTAAGTCTAATACTTGCACTCCCTGTAAATCAAGACCTTTAAAATGTCCAAATCTGTTTTCAGTTTCCCACTCATTAAATTGAACTTTAACAAGTGACCCGTTACCTATCAATTCATCCATAGGCATTTTGTTTCCGTCAACTAATAGTGGAACTTTATTCTGTCCACTACCATTTGATTTGTTTACTTTCCTTTTGATGTTGATAGCTCTGCCAACAGCTTCATCGTTGACAACTAGATTCTTTACTTTAAATCCTCTAGCTTCAAAGTCATCTGCAGCACTATCATCTATTACTAAATCAACTGTATACACAGGTTCAAATCTAGTATTAGGCGATGTTATACTAGCCCAGTAGGCTCTTCCTTCTTGTATTGCCATAGTTATTTCCTCCTTATTGGCGTTTGGTTTTTGTTAGATTTATTATAGCTTTTTGAGCCAGAGTTGTCAACCCCTAAATTAATTTTTTCTAACATATTATCAAGATGATATGTATCAATATTTTCTAATAAAGATATCTCTACTTTCTCTCCCTTGAACTCTACAGCATGTGGAATTGAAATGTCCCCATACTTATTTAATTTATCTACATAAATTGTAAACTGTTTATATTCTTCTAGTGTTAGCGTAGCCTTCATGCAACCTCCAATGTCCACCAATCAGGTTTAGCTCTACCTTTTTCCCATTTAGCATAATGTTTTTCATTAATACAATAATCTCTGTATGCTTTGATAGGATTATTGTTTTTATATTCATCAGGCATAGCTTGTGCAGGTGGTGTCATACTCTTTTTAGTAATGTTTGGTATCTTTTTTAAAGGTTCTTTTAGTTTAGTTATACTTGCATGTTCTCTTCCATATCTAAACTTATACTCGCAACCTAAAGCTATAAAGTGTGTATATAACCAAAGATAATTTAATTTAGATTTTCTTGCCCATACTGTGCATGGATGATTCCAATAAGCTCTTTTGTATTC